GCGCCTTTTCTGCGTCAGTCTGATAAGTGATAAGTTTATAAATACCATAACCGAGAGCTGCTATAGCTGCTGCTGCCAAAGTATAAGGATTTGCCAGCATAACGGCTTTCAACCTGGTAGCTACAGCCGTAAGCCTGAGCTTTGCAGTTGCCAACAAGTTTGTTGTAGTTACATTGGCTGCTTGTGCTGCTGTGTTGGCTGCTGTCTGAGTGGTATTCAATGTTTTAGCAGCCGTTTCTACCGCTACTTTCTTGGTGCTAAAATCACGTGTGGCTGCTTGGTATTGTAAGGCTGCTGTTTCTCTGGCTGTTTCGGCTGCGACTAATTTTCTTTCTGCTGCTTCTACTTGTTTTGCAGAGCCAGTAGCACCGATAGACATAAGTTCTGCTAATCTTTGCTTCTCCAACTCTTTAGCAGCAAGGTATTCGGCTTTCTTGGCTGCTACGGCTTGGCTGGCTGCTGAAACCTCTGTACGAGCTTTGGCTAAAGCTGCGGTTTGAGCCTCTATATTTGCTGCCATTTCAGCTTTTACGGCAGTTGCATACTCTAACGTGCCTTTGGTTAAATTCTGTTTTGAAATGGCTGCTTGCTGCTCTACAGTAAGCAATTTGCTTAGTTCCTCAGCTTCTCCAGTGGCTTTAATAGTAGTAACGGCATTTTTTGTAGCAGCAACCGAAATTACAGCAGCTTTGTACAAGCCATAAGTAACAATCAATTCTTGTATAGTTTCACCGATAGCCTCGTAGTTCTCTATAGCGGAGATACCAGTTTCCAGTATTGAATTGATTGTTCCCTCGTTAGCTTTCCCTACTTCGTTAAGCATTACAGAAATAGCATCGCTCATGTTGGAGATCTTACCCGTAATAGTCTTACTTTGCTCTTCCATCAGGTTGTAGAACATACCGCCAGAATTTGTAAGGTTTTCTATAACCTTCTGAACTTCGGGGAATCCTACCTTTCCTTCGGAAACCAAAGCCTTAACTTCATTTTCAGCTACACCCAACTCTTTAGCTAATTCACGAATCATCGGAATACCTCTACCCGTAAATTGGTTAAGATCCTCAGCATATAGCCTGCCTTGTGTCATGGTTGTACCGTATAACCAGGCTATATCTTGTAATGGAATAGATAAGCCAGCAGCGATATTTCCTAACCGTACCAAAGTGTCATTCACTTTGTCAGCAGCTATACCATAAGCAAGTAATTGTTTTGCGCTACTTGACACACCAACGAGATCAAACGGAGTTTTAGCAGCAGTATTAACAAGCTGTGTCATTAAAGCATCAGCTTTAGCCTTACTGCCCAACATTGTATTGAAGGCAACTTCTAACTGTTGGTATTCGCCTCTTACCTGAGCTATCTTCTGAGCATATCCCAACGCTTGTTGAGCCGTGAAAAATCCAGTTGCAGCAACCGTTATTTTACGAAAAATATTGTCTATCCTGCTACCTTCCTTTTCGGCTGTGTTGCCTATGCTTCGGAAAAGAGAGTTAGATTTCGCCACATCGCTTTCAAATTTGGCGTTATCCAATCCTAAAGCCCACCATGTTGTACCTTCGTTGTTATTCATCTTCGTTTACGTCAAATATTGCGTTATTTACTGCATCCTGATTATTGGGATCATCACCATTTAGAATAATGCCAGTATCTTTTTTACCATCCTTCTTTGCTGAGAAAGAAGGCAGAACCGCATTATACAGACGAACATTGGCAAAACTCATTTTATATAGGATATAATCAAAAGTCAGATTATAAGCCTTTGCCATTCCTGCTACTACCGCCCAGATGCTATCGTTTCCTTCGGATCCGCTTCCCCTGCTTTTGTCGGTTTGAGAAGGTTTATCTCTATCAGGGAAGCGGTAAGCCCGAAAAAATCTCCTATCTCCATCCTGTTTATGATTTTAAGGGTAAGAGCGTTCACTTTACTTGGTGAAATTTGTTTCAAGATCTTATCGGATAAAACAGCCCTGTTATCAATCGTAACCTTTTTGCGTGTGCGTACCAAACCGAATAAAGACTTTTGAACTACGGTTGCTTCTGTAGTTATATTCTCAGCTCCTAAAATGAGAGTAGCTACAATATCGCCTAAAACCTTACAATCTTTCGCAATACGGAGCGATTCAAATGTAACCAGGCTTTTATCTAACTCTACTTTAGGAAGCTGAGAAATAAGTTCAGAGGCAAGGATAAGAGTAGCAATAGAAGGAGGTGCAACCTCGTATGTTTCTTGTCCTATCTGTATAGAATACGGCTTTTGTAAGATCGTATCAGACACAAGCCCTTCTATGTTGTCTTTTCCCTTGTTCATAGTTCAATTAACCTACAGATAATGATTCTGCTTTTTTATACTTCTCAATCATTTTACCCGTCTTGGGCTTCAATGAGCTAAAGATGTATTTTAGCATTTTACCCTTTGCGGACGACCATTCTTCTTCAACCTCAACAGAGCATTTACGCATGATGAATCCATCCAGCGTATCATCTTCAGGAGTAAGGCGTACTGCATATTCATCTTTTACAACTCCGTCCTCTTCCGGAATAGGATCCTCTGTGCCAGAAGGAATAAACACACTCATAGCAAGCTGCTTATAAGACTTTTGCATTTTTCGAGCTACCAGTTCATGCCCTTCTCCGTACAATTCTTGCGCACTTCCTTTTACAGTTGTAAGAAGAACTGTATTTTCTTCGGCTGTGGGCATTGTTTTGAAACTGGAAGGAGCTGCATCTTCAGCACCAGTTAGCCCAAATTCGATCAGGGGTTTACCCCATGTAATACCACTGTTTGCCATAACTTAAAATGTTTTTAGTTCAAAATTGATCTTTACGTTTACAAAGTGCATAGCTACCTTTTCTGCTTTGTAGCTTTTAATTGTTGCACCTAAAGAAAATCTGTAATCAGTAGGTTTCAAGGCTCTAACAACCTCATCGGCTTTGCGTGCCAGATAACGGCATCTGCCAACATCTTTAACCAATACCTTACTGCCATTGTCTTTGTCGGGAACATAAATATTTACCGTTACGGAGCCAGTTTGAAACTGCCCATCCAAACCAGTAAGAAACGATACAATTATATCCTCTTCCATAGGGTTTAGATCTCGTGTTCCTTCACGATAAACGTTACCTTTTATTTCCTTTGCAAGTTGGCTGTTTGTGATAATGTTGAAAACGTCCAGCTCTATTTCATCACCTGTCTTATTCATTTCATTTCAAAGCCTAATTGTTTCATAATCTGAGGTACAAGTTTGTTAGCCAGCAGTTCGGAAGAAGTAAGGACATTATAATTACGGGCTTCTACATAAGCTGCGTAACTCATTCCAGTAGATACAATCAAGACAATACCGTTTTGATAGTTCTTTTTCAAGCTATCCAAATGCTTCTTTCCGTTTTGCCCACCTTTTGTGTTGGCAAAAGCACTTTCTTCCATAACTTCACCATTAAAAAGTACGGCATAACCGATAGAGTTTCTAAGGTTTCCCGTTCTGTCTGTATAGTTGCCGTTTAAACGGGCTTCTTTCAGACACGCTTCACCGACATAGATAAAAGCCTTAATAGCTCTACCTATAACGGCTTTCTTGGTATCATCAAGAAAGTTGCTAAAAGCACTATCCGGCGTTTTCTTCGTGAATCCCATCAAACCGTAATCTTTACTCTTCCTGAGCGATTAACAAACTCAATATCCTGTACTTCAAACTCACCCAAAAACTGTGTTCTATCATTGGTAAGTTTTACCGTATCAGCTTGAAAATCCCTACTTTCAATTAGGATCTCATAGCTTTTATCAGTAAACTTACCTTGTTGATAGATCGTGTTGCTATGCTTTACCGTTTTGTACAGACAACGTATAGGCTCACTCCATGATACGGTAGAGATAATCGGCTCACCGTTACCATCCAAACCGCCACCAGATAAAACCTTATACTGTATTGTTCCGTTATATTGCATAACTTACCATTGGTTAGAACCGTCTGATACAGAAGATTCTTCGACAAAATCAGAGCTATCTATATTGTACTCCCGACAAATAGCGGAGATACTTTTATTAATACGATCCGCATCCCACCCGTCAGAAATTCCACTTTCCGAATGGCTGTTTTCAGTCATTCCCTTAACGACACTGATAGCAGCCTTCACCAGTTCAACATCTTTGGGGATGAAGTTTTTAGAAGGATCTATATCATTATCCAAAAGGGTAAATTCAAGTACATTCTGATCCGGGTAGAAGCCGGAACATATTTTAGTGCATAAAGCACGGATAGCGTCTAAATTCGTCATAGGTTACTCTTTACATAAGATTTCAGAAAGAGCCTTGTTTTGCTCTTCTGTAAGTTCACCGAGTTTGTTGGTGATTGCTTGAACGCCAGCATTTTTATTGATTGAAACGCCAATCTCAGCCAAAGCACCTTTTACAGCACCGATTTCAAACTCTTTATCAAAAAGGCTAATTTTTTCGGGTTTATTTCCTTCTTTGTTAGCCTCCTTGATAGCAGAAATACTGCAAATTCCTCGTGAAACAAGATTATTTACACGATCCAAATCGCTTGTTGATAGAGTTTCACCGACTTGGTAAATTTTCTCCTTGTTGTCCTTATCTTGGAACTTCTTTAATACTTTTAATGTTACCATATTGCATCGTTTTTAGCCGACCAAAGAAGCTGCTGCTGCCTTCTGATCGAATTGTTCTTTCGTATAAAAAGTTACTCCCTCTACTGCTTCTTCCGGCTCTTCAAAGCCTCTAACTTGCAAGCAGACAATACCGTTAATTTCAGTGATAACCGGGATCAAACGGGCAGATCCTTGTGTATATTCACCAGCCTTTTGCCCTGTAGATTCACCAGTACGCCATTTGGCTATACGAATACCGTTACCAGCATTCATGTAATCTACATTGTCCTCTTCAAACAGCTCGTTATCTTCAATAGAAGGCTGGATAAAGCCAATCTTTCCAGCAGGTTTAAATACAATCATATTGTGATTCCAGGGATCTAACGGCTCACGTTCTCCGTCCTTTTCAATACCCACAAGACGGGTGATCTCACGAACTTTAGGCAAACCGTTATCAGCAAACAAGGTGTTCAAGTCTGGGATAGTAACAACCTTGCCGGATTTGTCCTTACCGTAGGCTGCTTCTCGAATTGTAATATCTCTTCGGATAAATGCAAGCAGTTCAGGAGCCATCAGTAACTCTTCAAATACGACACCTTTGTTTTTGAACAAGGTAACGATCATGGTAAGAGTTAGAATAATATCCAACTTGCCAGCTTTTGAGTTAGCGTCATTCCACAATAAGGCTGAAACGAGTTTGTTAGCTTCATCCATCAGGTAATCAATTTCAAACTCACGTCCACCAGGGTTGTTGATAGAAGGAATGAAACGACAAACACCGAAGTTTGATATAGCTTTCAGAATCATAAAATCAGCAGTATCTTTGCAGCCCAGATAAGCGTTTTCCACATCGTTACGCAAAGTCTTTTCAATCTGCTTAACCTTTTGACCGTCTTTCAAGAACGGAGATTTATAAACTTCCAGCAACTTGCGGTAAGTGGAAGCCTTCATAAAGAACTTATGTCCGACACGTGGAATTTCTTCATTCCAAATATCAAAACCGTCAGAACGTCTTAACGGAGTGGGGGATTCATCACCGATCAGGGTTGCCATCACACGCAAATGATATTTGCCCATAATACCCTCAGCTCTCAAAGAGAGTTGCGGAGCCTCCCAATCAAACCACTCATCCGAATAAGTTTTCTGGAACAATGCTACTTCACGTTCTGAAGCCTTATCCAGTGTCTTTTTCCACGTTGCGAGAAAATCAATAGGTTTGCCATCTTTAAACAAACCAGTAAAAGTTGAATAAATAGATTTCATTTAGCACCTCCTTTTAATAAGTTTGCGACAATCGAATGTGAGAGTTCGCTTTTAAATAGCGTTTCGTGCTATCCTTCATGCTGTCGGGAATAGGCAAAACACGTCTTTCCATTACAGCATATTGCATAGTGTCCTCTGTAACATCTATGGCTGTTTCAAACTCTTTTACAGTAACTTCTTCGATTGTTAAAGAGTTAGGTTCACCAATAACAGCAGCATTAGTAGAGCTTTCAACAACCTCTACAAGCACATCATCTACTGCCAAACCTGAGATCTCGGCAGAAAGTGTAATTACATACGGAGCGTTTGACACACCAGGCTTTTCAATAGACACAATAGAAGGAGCATCTTCAAAAGTTCCACTAACGGATTTAGCTTGTAACAGCTTATCTCCAACAGAAAAGCAGGGTGAACAATAGCCATTTGAATACAAAGTGATAACTTTCTTATCCTTTGTGCCGATAGCTTTAACCTTCGCTGTTTTTACAATCTGTACCTTTCTTGTAACTTCATCGAAAATAGCGAGTGTTCCGGCAGGGATAATATCACCTACAGAAAAACGCTGTTTCTCCCGATCCAGATTAAAACCGCCTGGTACAATTTGCGGACTGCCTGTGAAAATCGGTTTTTCACCGACAAATGAAATTTTTGTTCGTTTCATTGTAAAATGATTTATTTAACGATAATTGATTCCAGCAACGCATCGGAAGCCTCTTCAACATTCTTTGCGTTTGCTGTTTTTACACTCTCTGGATCTTCCGAAATAAGGTTTTGAGTTATTAAGTCTTGTTTCAGACCAGCGCAATAAGCATCTGGATCCTCTTCATCAGGAATAACCAAACCCTTTCTTCTCCATTCGGGAATACCATGCTTGTTAAGAGCTGCTTGAACGGCTGTTTCACGATCTTTCTTAGCTTGCTCTTGTTTCATTTTATCCATTTCCGCTTGAAGTTCGGAGATCCGTTTGTTTGGATCGTTGTCAGGTTCCTTTGGCTCCTTCGGTTCTTTAGGTTCTTTGGGTTCCTTCGGTTCTTTTGGCTCCTTTGGTTCCTTCGCTTTGTTAGCCCACCTGGTAGCTTCTCCTTGACTTTCTTTTGCCACATCCGCTATTTGGTTTGCTACTTTTTCGATTTCCGCTTCATCAGTAGAATCATCCTCAATGCTGCCACCCATTTTTTCGGTTATCGCAGTAAGGTACTTCTCTGATAAACCAGTGTCCTTACATAAGTCTTTGACTTTCTTAAAGAGTGTCTTATTCATATCAATATTACTTTAGTTATACTGCAAATGTAGGTAATATTTTCAATAACGGTGTATATATACACCAATGTTTTTTATGCTTGTTTTCTTCAAAATCAGAGCTGTAATCTTAAAATATCTATTTTAATAAGTAGAATAAATTAAAGAGCATAGATTTTCGCAATGTTAAAAAATGCTTTTTCTGAAATTATTTTGCAGTGTTTTTGAAAAGCTATATATCTGATAATGATAATATTTCTATGTTTCACTTGGTAAATATTGGTAATATCACTTGAAAATATTACCTATTTCATTTGGTAATATTACCAATGTTACATATATTTGCAACGTAATAAAAACAGTTACACGAAAAGAATATAAAACTAAATACATTCAGATATGACACAGAAAGAATTTGAAGAAAGAACGGGTTTAAAACTATCGGCAGATGGTTATACGGAAGTAGAAGAGTGCTACATGAATACAGACCTTGATAAAGACGCTTTTTGTAAGTTGTGGATGGAGAACCCAACAGCCCTAAAAGAGATAGAGCGAAAGACGGTATTAGTACGTGAACTTTACGAAGAAAGAAAGTGCCTTACAAACCTTCTGATAGATCAAGCTGAAAAGTGGAGCGCATCAGATTTGAGAGAAAAGGCAATCGCCATGATCGGGGAAAAAGAGTATCTAAGAAGAAAGATCGCCAAAGGGTACAACCTTTGGGATGCTGATAAAAAACTGTTAGACGAAATTTTAAGAAAATAAGATATGGCTATTAATTTCAGAAAATTAAAATCGCAAATTAAGCCATTCAAGCCGGAGGTTAAAGATGGCTACATCTTCATCACAACAGACGAACAGAAGAATAACGGGTTATTTAGTATTGCAAAATGTGGAAGTAAACGTGGGCTATTATCTGCATTGAGTGAATACATTAAAGATGATGAAGACTTCAAACGTGAATTTACTATATAATAATCAGGTAGCCTACGGACTACCATAATGTAACACCGAATATGAATAATACAATTTACATCAGAGTGCTACAGCACGATAAGAACGACCAGATACGGATAGGTGAAGCCTTTCCTGCTACAGACTTGAATAAGGCAGAAAAGGACATAATAGCCCAATACGAAGCAAAGTGCGCTTGGTGCGGTGGTTTTAAAGCTGCTTGTGAGAAATATTACCAACGTATTGCTATTGTTCGTGCGGACACGCTGGAAGTGATACGCCCAATTTACCCAAATAAATAATTATAGCCCTATGAATGAATACACATATATAATTTTCGATCACAAGGGAAAACGCTTGGGCAAAATTGAATTTGGGAAACGAATAAGTGTACCATCAGCCAGCGAGATTGAAGAAGCCATAAAAGACGGTTTCCCCAATGGAGCGACTTATAAATTAATCGTGCCTATAAACGTATGTATAAGCCAATAGAGATATGAAAAGCAATGTTTTGAGGTTTGATTACTGGTTTTCTTTCAATTATAAACGGTTGCGAAGTATCTTAGGATGGCAGCTAAATGAGGACGTTTTTCACGATACTTATTTGCTTCTGAGAAAGGATCTGCTATTTATAGACTTGCCAATAATAGACTTTGAGCCTTTATTTTGGGGAATTTATAAAAGAGCCAGGCTTCGGAACATAGCTAAAGAAAACCGATACTACAGACCTAATGAAATATTTTTCCAGTTAATAAGCATGGAAGAAGGTTTATCGGTTGAGGAGCTTGTAGAGCCAGATAAACTTGCAAAAGATATTCTTTCCTTCATTAAGCATAAATACCCGAAAAATGATTATAGGTTATTTAAGCTAAAAGTTTATGATACCGGGTGCTCTTATAAGGATCTTTCAGATTATACAGGTGTTTCAGTAAGCACCATATATCGTAAAATCAATTCAATAAATAATGCTATCCGAAGTAATATAAGTTTTGTAAACCGATATTCATGTATAGCAATCGTATAATATTAAAATTTACCAATTATGAAACTTGTAATATACAATAAACAAAACAGCCAGCCAGTAGGACAACGCAACGGAGAAAGGACTTTGAGATTTAATCGTGAAAATGGTATGATCTACATTTCTAAGTCTTTTGCTGCTGAATTAGGCATTAAGGATATAGATAAAGTTCAGTTTGCCAATGATGAAGAAAATACAAAGGACTGGTTTATTTGCAAAACTGATAGCGAACAAGGCTTTTCTATCAAGTACGACAAAGGCGGTATTCGCTTTATGAATAAGTTCCTAAGTAATAAGATACTTGATTGTGCAAAAGTAAAGGATAACGCTTCCTTCCTTATGGAGAAGGAGCCTATTACAGTCGATGGTACTAAGTATTTTAAGATAATGCTTTCTTCTCCCATAATTGTAAAGCGTTCACCGAGTAAAAAGGCAACTATAGATAAACGCTAAATAGAAAAGGTATGAATACATTTTACATGGTATTTGTGGAAGGGTGTGCTACCCCAGCTTGCAAACATGATAGCTTGGATAGTGCGGAAAAAGAAGCGAAAAGGCTTGCAACTCTTTTAAAAAAGAAAGTATACGTTTTGTGTACTATAAAATCAGTTGAAGATACTCAATACAAAATTGAGGATTGCCGACCTGGTGAAAGTGATTTACCATTTTAATTTATATGGAAAATGCAAAAACATAAATTCCCCTATAATTGGAGGCTTTCAGAAGCCAAATTCACGAAAGATAAAGGCAAAGTGTTCTCTTGCTTTGCGTGTGGTGGTGGCTCTACAATGGGTTACAAGTTAGCCGGATTTGATGTAATTGGCTGCAATGAGATAGACGCAAAGGTTAATCGGTGTTATGTGGCTAACCACTCACCCCGATATAATTTTTTGGAAGATATACGAACATTGAGAGAGAGAGAGAGAGCTACCGCCCGATCTTTACAATTTGGATATTTTGGACGGTTCTCCCCCATGCTCCACCTTCTCCATTGCCGGAAATCGTGAAAAGGATTGGGGTAAAGAAAAGAAATTCAGAGAGGGGCAATCTGCACAAGTTCTTGATACGCTTTTCTTTGATTTCATAGCTTTAGCAAGGGTATTACAACCAAAAGTTGTAGTAGCCGAAAATGTGAAAGGTTTACTTATGGGAAGTGCAATAGACTATGTTAGGCGCATATATAAAGATTTTGATAACGCAGGCTATTATTGTCAGCATTTCCTTCTTGATGCGTCAAAAATGGGTGTTCCTCAGAAAAGAGAACGGATCTTCTTTATTTGCATTAGACATGATTTAGGGATCAATTTTTTGAAGGTATCTAATCTGTTTAACGTAGAACCATATATAAACATGGAGTTTAACGAGGATCCTATAGTATATGGTGCTTTTGCGGATTATAAAGGAAGAGCCTATGAAGGCAGAATGAGAGAACTTTTTGAACTCAGGGAACAAGGGGATATAGCACTATCAGAAGCCTATAAAAAACTCACTGGTAAACGTGGCTTTTTTAATCAGAAGTTCTGTTATGAAGATAGAGTTTGTTATACATTGTCTGCACACCTGGATTCATTGATACCATTTAAGCAGCCCGTCTATCTATCCACTTCTGAGGTATGTAATATATCCACGTTCCCACAAGATTATAATTTTTGTGGTTTATCGCCACACTACATTTGTGGTATGAGTGTTCCACCCGTAATGATGGCTCAGATAGCCACACGTATTTATGAACAATGGTTGTCGAAATTATGAAAGGAATAACTAAAGCAGCAAAGCAAGCCAACGGACGAAGCCAGGCTTGCGCTACGTGTCCTCTAAATCGAAGTAGAGGTGTTTGTTTACCCGAAATACAAAGGGTTTGCTCAGATGCGTTTGTAGAAGGATTTAAAAAAGGTGTAAAATGGCTGCAACAAAAGCAAAAGGAGGTATAAAATGAAAATTAAATTGAATTGGACATACGCCAAAGGTGAGTTAGATACTGATACATTGAAACTTATTTGCCTACCAGCACGAGGAAAACGCTTGTTTGGTGCAGATGAATTGGATGCAGAACTTTGTATAAAGGACGGGATGAATTACCAAATAGCCGAAATTCATTTAGGCGATGTGGAAAGTTCAAACATACTTTGTGAAGAAATCACAAGGCGTTGGAATGAGTTTGAAGATTGGCACGAATGCAAAGAGGACACGGAAGACGTGCCACCAATTGGAACATATTGCATTTTAAGGGTAGAATATCTATGCTGTAG